TATTGTATATCCTTGTCTCTATTATAACGATGCATATACCTTTCTACTTCTTGAGCAAACTGCCATAACAAATGATAATTTTTTAAATAATCAATTGTAGGAATAACTTTAGCAGCTATAGCTTTATCTTCATCATTATAGGATTTTAAATACTTTTGTATATCCTCCAATAAAGTTTCATCTAAAACTTGCTTGTTAGCTGATTCATAAATTACGGTGTCTGAATCAATTGTACCAACTAAACCTGCATCAATTTTATATGCAAGGTTTATAGCCATACCTTGAATCAACCATTCATCATACAAAGAATCACCATTAGTACAATTATAATGTCTTACTTTACTAGATACATCACCATCATAAATTACATCACCTTTATAATTATCTATTGCTAGTAATGTTCCAGATGTATCTTTAAGTGTTTGGTAATTCCATAACTTAAGCATCATTATATTTGACTTAATATTTTCTCCATTTTCAAATCTTTCATAGATATCATCATGGGTAATAATTAAATCAGCTAACTTATAATCATTAGTCATAGTTATACCATGTTCCTTTAAGGCAGATTTGATCCTATCTAATGAAACGTTACATTTAGGCAATACAAAAGCTTTCTTTTTTGTTTTAAAAGTTGTACTATCTTCAGTACTAGTTGTTAATATATTTCTTATTTTTTTAAATGTTGTTTCATCTTGAGTGACTAACACATCTTCAACCACATTGGATGATAGAACCCCATAAAATGGGGAACTATCTAATCCAAAATGATTTAAAGCAGTAGCATCATATGATTGATAAACTGATTTACTTGCCATTAGTTTATTGTTTTTATTATGTTGCTACTCAAACATTGAGCACAAGCTACTTCTTCTATTTCTGTAGTGAAATCATCACCACAATCTTTACAATAATATTCCATAATACTTAGATTTTATTTCATTGTCATTTTGATAATAGTTGGGTCCATCATCAAGCGGTTAAACTTCTGTTTGTTACCATTAAAAATTGTACGTACAACTAAATACTTTAAGTCATTAGTAAAGTAGTCTTTAGTACAAAGAGCTATTAATCTATCACTAATTTTCTGACTTACAGTATTGTCCTTACTAAATACAACTGAGTAGTTAGCCAATCTTGTTGCTAAAGTAGCAGCAATATCTGCCCGGTATGTGTCATCTTTACCAATACAACCTCTTAACTCACCTAGAATATATGATTCATTATCATGAGTCAACAAATCTTTAGGTGTTACCAGTTTGTCCAGTTTGTTATTAATAAATGTAGTAAACATAGAAGCAAATGTATCTCCAACAGAACCTTCACCAATCATTTGAATTAATGATAAGTTTGATTCAAAGTTTTCAAAACTAGATATAGCATTGAAGAACGTTGTAATTGATCTTGCATTTGTTTCTAAAGTAACTAGCTCTGGATGCAACAACAAAAAGTTAATACATCTTGAGTCAATACCTGCTTCTTCTGCCCATTGCGCCCATACGTTAACATCAAACTTAAGGTTTGCAGTTACATATCTTGTTTTTTGTGCAGCATCTACTGAGTTTACCATGTACTCACCATTGTCTGGATTTGCTGTTAGAATGATGTGCCAATCTTTTGGTAATGTCCAAGAGATGTAAGTTTGTCTATCTATCAATTCCATTACGGCTTGAATAAATCTTACCATTTGTTATCTCTAAGGTTCTTTATCCTTAGATTCTGTACTTTCATTGTTAAATTATATGTACAGTTCAGACTATATCATCACTATTTTTTAGATAGTGTTCTGCGCTCGTGGTACTTTACCATCTTCAGCTTTACCTGTTAAGACTCCATGTACTAGTCGTTGCACCTTCCACCTATTTCTAGGAGGCTTGGCTCAGGATTGTCCATTGCTGGAGTTTCCCTGAGTTCACAGAATTTTTGGGGGACATAAGATTTATTCAAAACCTCCATTTAAAACCACCAGCAGTTCTACCTCTACTGGCAGCCCTGCTAATATTTGTAATACCTAATTTTGTTTCAGCAACTTTTACTGAATCCCATACATGAATCATATTTTTATTCATGCTTAATTGTGTTACAGGTCTTACTTTATAGTTTTTATTTGGAATGGTTATTTTGTCTTTTTTACTTGTAGACCACAAGTGCTTTTGCGCTGAAAAGGTTCTCCCGTTAAGTGCTGCACATATTCCACTAGGTTCAGCTTTAAAATACACTCCTGCTTCTGTAATAGAAGAAAAAGTTTTTAAATATGATCCTTGTAAATTATACATGTGCACTTCTTGTTTGTTATGGGGTTCTAATCCTTCAGCGTATGCTTTTTTAAGACCTTCACTCAATCTCTTTTTATATGCAGTATCTCTAATGATTTTTTTAGGATCAAGGATATGGTTCATATAAGGAGCAAGTGTATCTATGTAATGTTTTTCTCTTTCAATAAGGATGTCTGGCTCACAAGTTTCTAATACCTTAAACTCTGCTGTTACATGTTTATTCCAACAGTTTTGCATGGTTCTATTGTGATGTTTTTTAGACTTTAAAGCCCATAAGTGGTGCTTGAGTCTGTGCCCTATTGATGTTGAACTACCTACATAGTCTTTTTCATTAATCTTAATGTAATAGATTCCTGGAACTTTCAGGAACTCTGCTATATTTTCTAAAATCATATCTTTCATAATTTAAAGATACAAATTTTATTCAATCTAGCAAGAGAAAGCCTGAATAATTTGTTTATCCGCCCTGTTCCAGTCATCTAGTAATAAGATACCGCCTTCTTTTTTATCAGCAATCCACTCTGGTGGACAATAAGACATCCTGTTCTTACCTGTCATTTTATATCCATTTTTTAGATATTCTTGAACTGCAAGTTCATCAACCCATAACCCAACTTTTTTTGTAGCTCCTGTTTGTATGTTGGCAATGTCTGATGATGCAGCTGATCTTTGTGCTGCAGTATAGGATAAATCATCTATTTTAGGCTCTGAAACTCTTGTTTCTTTATACATTTGAAATTGACGTACTGGGAATCCTACTAAGTCACCCAACTCTTCTATCTGTGCAAGGTTAACTTTAACAAAGTTCAAGTTGTTTTCTTTAGCCAGCTCAACAATGGTAGATGTTTTACCAATTCCTGATTCTCCTAATACCTCTACTGATACAGATAATTTACCTTGTGCTTGTAAAAATCTATTGTTTGTAATAATGTGATTTACAAACCCTTTTAATTCTGTTACGTTTAAATTTACTTGTGCCATTTTATTTATTTATTTATTTAAGTTATAATTCTGCATCAAATGTGCATTCTCCTGTTTCTTTTATGCATTTTAATATTTTCCTACCTATTTTATAATCATTATATTCACATTGTTGAACATTATCTAAAGGGGGTAAGCCACCTAGTTTTATATATTCTGAAAAAGACAATTCTGTTTCATCTTCATCTTCATGTAAATCATAATATGTTTTTAAAGCAGTACTATGCTCTCCAAAATCATCTTCAATAATGGATAATTCAGATTCAAGATCTGTTAAATTAGTTTTATCATAATAATAATTTAGATATTCAGGTACCTGACCAATTACACCAAACCTATCAGCAGCATTACTACTTTGAGATCCAAAGCTAAATTTACCTTCAATATCTCCTGTATAATAGCGTCCGATAATTAATTTAGTTTAATAACTTTACCTGGTAAATCTTCATTCATTGTAGAAATACTACTTAATACCCATAAAGCATTGTTTGGACAACCCAATGGAGCATATGCCTCACCATCTGTTAAATATATTAGTGCTGTATAACACTTTTTGTTATTATAGTGGTCAATTACAGGTTGAAAACTTGTCCCACCTCTACCATGTATAGCCCAATCTTTTTTTGGATTAAATTCTTCTACAGTTCTAAGTGTTGTATCACACTGTGCAACAGTAATTTTGTGTCCTGTTTTAGTCATGTGACATAACTCATTGTAAAATTCTTTAAGCTCTTCTGTATTTACAGATCCGGATGTGTCAATACCAACAAGAATGTGATTTTTAAATTTAATCTTCAATCCTGGGTTTTCAGCATATCTTTTATTGTATTTACGTCTCAGCTTTTTTGTATAAATTACAGATGAATTTCCAACAAATCTTCTCAAATAACCTTTCCAATCAAATTTGGCTGGCTCAATATGAAATAACTTTGCAATTAATTCACTTAACTCACCGGGAACATTACCTTGTTTTTTAACAGTTTGTTCTGCTGCTTCTTTTAACTGATGATCTATTTGTTTTTGAACAAGTTTTTTATCAGCTTCAGATAACTCATCAAACTCTTCCCATGTACTATGGCAATATTCTGATTCACCATCCATCTGATCCATAAATGAATCTAATGAAGGAGATGTTCCATCTTCTTTGGCTTGTTCTAATAGTTCATAATAAACTTTAGTCCCTGCTTTTATAGGAAGATTTAATTCAGGAAAACTACTTAGTAATAATCCACCGTCTGGTAGAGCATTAGAGTCTATGTATTGATTGATCTCTAAATCAGCAGCTATATTAAATAACTTGTGATCAGAATACAAATCTCGCATTAACAAATGCCCAAATGCTATGTGTAATAATTCATGCTTAATCAATCCAACTCTATGTAGTTCACTTAAATCAGTGAAAAAATTAGGGTTAATTGTTAACTGCATACCAATTCCATGTTTACTTACACCTGCTGTAGGTATACGGTCACTGAATTGTTTATTTATACCAATTAAAAAAAGCCCGTAAAAGGACTCATCTAAAATTAAAGTCTTAGTGCTTCTTGCAACACTGTCTTGAATGTTTATCATTTCTCAGAATATAAAATTTTTAATAATATTTTTTTGTAAACAGCATAATCTCCAGCATCTTTTACTGCTGAGTTAATGTTTTTACCAATTAACTCTTCAGACATATATGTTTTATCAATGCCTTTGGTAAATCTTTTTCTTTTATCAAATACCATTGATTT